GCATCTATTGAGTTGTATCTAAAAAATGTTGGTAAAAGATTTGACCTATTATCACAAGCAACAAGAACAGATGTATCGTTTAGTTCTCAGATAAGTACATCAGACGATATGTTTGCAAGTTTTTTCAATAACGATGGCAGTAAATTTTATTTAGTTGAGGGTAGTGGAGTATTCCACGAATATAACTTATCGACAAACTATGATGTCAATACAAACAGCCACGTGCAAACAAAGACGGGTATGCCCTCTGCAACACAATCGGGATACCAATTTAATGCAGATGGTACAAAACTTATATCAATCAGAGGAGATGATTTGCATGAACATGCTTTGACATCGGCATATGATATTAGCACCATAAATACTACTGCCGCCAACTCTGTAAACTTAGACACAGTATTAGGCGATAGCGGAGGAAGCGGTTTATTGTTTGATAATGGCAGATTTAATAGTGATGGCACAAAATTATTTATATCAAATGAAAGACATGGCAACAGTTCTTCCAATGCTTTTGATGGAAGTCATTTTGTTATTACTCTTTCAAGTGCCTATGATATTACAAGCACTTTAGCATTAGAATCTTCTTTTGACATTGGTTACGATTTAAGAATTTTTGGCGAGGGGTATGATGGATTTATTGCAAGTGATATATCGGCAGATGGCACAAATCTTGTTGTTATTGAACAAGCATTAGACTCAAATTCCTTAAGAAGAATACATCATTATTATTTATCAACACCTTTTGATTTAGATACCATCAAAAGGGTAGGTAGTACTGATTACGATAGAGTAGATGTAGACTCAGAAACAATAACATTTATTAGAATAAATGATGATAGTGGAACTTACCATCTACAAGAAAAAGATTCTACATCATCTTCAGATAACCAAAAACTAAGAGTTTATGACATTACAGGTAACCATCAAATTACTTTCCCTGCCGTAACATCAACTCAACCATCGGGTTTTGGAGATGGTCTTGATCCCACAACAGTTTCATTTTTGCGACTTACAAGTAATGATGGCACAAATGTGTTGATTACTGACCATAGAGAAATAAGTTAGGAGGATAAATTGTATTTCGAAGCATTAGATTATAACCCATTACATATACTAGATAGGAATTATCATCCATGTCCGATACTGAAATTACATTACGACATTTAGATCAAAAGTTATCCGAGATCAGAGTCGAACAAGCAGAACTGAGAGAGCAAGTAGTACAACTAAAAATAGAAATGGGTAGTGGCAGAGCAGCCGTGAAGACTGTTTTTTGGATTGGCAGCGTAGTAGGTATTTTCATTGGTATGATGAAGATATTTAACGGTACATGATATGGCCTTTCCATTATTAGGCTTACTAACAAGCCCCATAGCAAAAATAGGTTTGGGAGTTGTAACCAAAGTCGTTGACGGTGTTAAGCATAAGCAAGAACTTAAATCCATACAAAAGAACGCCGAGATAGCGGCTCGACAGTCGATCGATTATGCGGAAATAGAAGCTAGAAAAGCGATATCGAAAGCGGAAGCAGAAGTGCGCAAAGCACAAGCTGACGGCATGTCAACATCATTTAAAGATGAATTTCTAGTAATTTTTTGGTGTGCGGTAATTGCAGCTACGTTTTTTCCCCAAACACAGCCACACATGGTTAAGGGTTGGGAAACATTGAAACAAGCACCGACAGAGGTGTGGTGGATCATAACTATTATTACGGCGGCGTCATTTGGCGTGAATACAATCAACAAATTTAAAAAATGAAACATACAAAAACAGATAAAATACTTGCAGGTATAGCGTGGGCAATCTTAATTGGCTGGACAATCCTTATTATCGTTAAAGACTCGAACGCTGATACAAATCAGACTACTTCGAGTGGATCAAATACGGCGATTGAAGGTGGATATACATCAACTACTACTAATAACTACAGTGCCGCTACATCAGTCGATCAAAGCAGCACAACAAATAGTACATCAAACGTACGATCAAGTCCTAGTCCGAGCAGTGCCCCACCGTTGAGCAACGGTATCTCGACTTGCTCCATAACGATGTCGGCAGGTGTAAGCACATTTAATTTTGGTCTATCAACTGGCATAACACAAAAAGATGATTTATGCGAAGCGAGATTGATGAGTAAACTGCTGTACGATCAAGGAATGAAGGTAGCAGCACTCAGCCGTTTATGTACAGCTGATCCTCTCGTATGGCACAGTATGTTCCAATCTGGTACTTTTTGCCCGATAAATCTGAATGGTAATTCGTTGATCGGAGAAGCGGCAAAAAGAGTATATATTGCCATGCCCGAATTGCGCGGGGACTACGAAATTTGGAAAGAGCAACAAAAGATTTTAGAGAAGTATAGAAGCCAGCAAAACATGCACACGAGTGGACGATGATAACAAAGTGGATTTTAATACTGAAGATATGTTCTTTAGAAGGAGAAATAGACTGTTTGCCAGAATTTACTAATAGTGTGAAATTTATAGATTACTACAGTTGCAATCTAACTGGTCATGCAGACTCACTGAGATTGTATGAAGATTTTGGCATGGACGGTAGGATAGAAGATGTCAATCAAGAAAAGCTGGTAGTTAAACACCATTGTGAATTAGAAACAATAGGCGAGGGCACATGAAATGGCAATATATTGGACTCGGCACTTTATTGTTATTAATGGGCGTGTTTATGAGTGCGGCGAACGCGGCACAGACTGATAATTTATTACCAAACGCTGATAGTGGTGTAGATTGGAATTCATCATCAACTGATATGATAAATAGCGGTGGCAGCGGTGTTGTTTACAACGGCAACAATATTAACGGATTTACTGTAACGTGCCCTACACAACAAGCAAATTGTGGATATAAATATGACGTCGGTGGAGATTTCGAAGTAACCGGCACAGCAACATTATCAGTTAATAATATAAAACTATATAGCGATACAATTACACAATCCATGCTGGACAATGGGATTACTTTGGAAAGTAATATTGACGTTGCAAATTGCGAAAGTAATCAAGGTAATTGTGAGTCCAAAGGTGGAGCAAACGACTCACATACTATTTCCATAACCTTGAAAGATAATTCGAACAACGTGCTATCTACAGTTTCCCAGACAAGAACGGACATATCTGGTTTTCAAGGTAATTGTAATGGGTATCCTGGAACTAACTCGACTGGTGTTACAGCCGATTGTGGACAATATACAGATACTTTGATCTTTACTGATGTTGGGGCAAACAACGTAGATTGGTCATGGACTGCTACTGACAATAATTACACAAACCAATCACGACAAGGCTCAAATTTGTTAGGTGCTAGTTTAGTGATGACTTACGAAGAATTTACATTTGATAATGCAACCTTTACGGAAATGGCCGACGATTTATTTAACATAGAACAAAACTTAGATTTTGACGTAGACGAGTGGGTAGATGATTTCACTGAATTTTATATTGATGATGATTTTGATAACTTCGAACTTATATATGATGAGCCAATAGATACATCATACGACGACATGCCCTTTATGGAATTTGCTCCAGAGTTTTTATTTGAAGATACTGATACCACACCGTTGATGTATGAGTTTGAGTCAATCGAAGCTATGCCATTTTTGGAAGATGAAGAAGAAGCGCCTATCTTCTTAGGGGAGGGCGATGACGTAATTGAAGAAGAAAATGAAGATGAATTCGAAGAAACTGAATTTGTAGAGGAAACAACAGAAGAAATCCAGGAAATGCCCAGTGCGGATTTGGCAACTGAAAATTTTTCGCCCACAGAAGCGCTACAAGAGCCGAAAGAGAGCATAGAGGTAGTAACAGATTCTATAAATCCTTCTCTTGATCTAATGGTGCAGGAAGTCGTTGTAAAGGATATCGACAAATATTTGTTGCAAACCGCTAAAACTTTACAAGGTATACTGAAAGATCAGCCATTACTCATTGATCGTGAATTTTATGAAGTAAAAGATGTTTACTTAGATCAACCAATTATTCTTGATAATGCCGATTTTTTTGTTCAACAGACTGCCTTCATAGTTGATCCGATGGAAGAACACAAAAAGGCTGTCAACATAAACCTAGAAAAACAATCACAACTTAAAAAGGAAATTGAGAGATTAAAATGGAACTAGCTTTTGTTAAAAAATATTACTCAGCGCTAATAGCTATAATTTCATCAACCACTGTTCTAGGTGGTGGCTTTTACGCTTGGGGAGTATTTGAAAATCGACTATCACAATTAGAGCAAAGAGAATACGTAGTAGAACAGACAGTTGATTTACAACCGGTATATGAAAAGATTGACGAAGTACAAAACGGATTGATCGAAAGACAAGACGGCTTCCTGGATAAAATAGACTCCGCAAAGGATGTGCTTATAAATAGACAGAGCGAAAAAGTAAGAGAGATCAATACAGCAATAGCAACTTTGAAAAGTGAACTCTCAGAAACTCATACAATAGTATCGGTTAATACAAAAGAATTAGAACTCTTAAAACTTGAGATCGAAGAAATAGAACTCAATAATTCAAACCCATTAAGATAGAAAAAAAAATGATAGATAAAATAAAAACACAATATATAAAAATACTAGACAAATTCACTGACATTGTTCCTTGTGAGTGCAAAAGAAGATTGAACAAGAAAGGTAAAATACTAGCTGTCGCTATCTTGCTTATCTTGATCGTCGCTATCTAAATCCTCTGGTAAATATACGAGCACGAAAGCGTCGCATGACGGACACGACAGATTGGTAACCATTACAAAATCGTGCTCATCACAATCGTGATCCCCACCCCAAATTAATTCTGTATTACAGTGCGGACACTTCATCTTGCATTATTTCCCTTGCTATCATACAAAAAGTTTCCAACGGTAATTCTATCAAGTTTTCGTGGAAACAAGAAGTTGGGCAGTCAAATGCCTTTAATATCACATTCAAATCAACAACACATCGTATTGGCGATCTCATTAATTGATATATAACGACCGGTATTTTATTACACTTCTCGGCTGCTCTTTTTGCTTGATCCACCCAATCCATACTATAAGTCGTGCCATTTTTTCGTCTTTTGCATTCTATTAGAAATGGCCACTTATCATTGTCGGAGATAACATCTCCTAAATCTCTCTCCCTATATTGTTCAATATCACGTTTGAAATTAAAAGACGTGCCTAATTCATCTGTAAGCATGCCTATGATTTTATATTCAAAGGATCGTCCAATAGATCGTGAATTGGTCAATGGTATACCTCGTCTATATCTACATCCCCCAGCATATCTATAGGTGTTACATAGCCGTTTGTGAAATACAGTATACGATAAGCGTCTTGTAAAGATATGTCATGTTTGCCATTTAACCAGCGTGAAACTTTACTAGGCGAAACACTAAGTAATAAAGCAAAATCTTTTGCTGTTATATCATTTTCTAATAAATAATCTTTCAATTTCATACTATCATTTTATGATTGCCGATTTTTATTGCAATAAATAATTATTCGTATACACTTCTAAATGTATAATTTGCGGAGAAAAAATCATGGGTGTAAGAAAAGTTACGCGACTCGCACAGTGTCGCATGGATAAAGGTATAACACAAATAGATATGGCCAATAGTGTAGGCGTTTCACAAGCGACCTATATGCGCTATGAGAATGGTATACAAAAACCAAGAAATCCCGAGATCGTTGAACGTATGTCAAGGCTACTGGGAATACCAGTAAATAGTATATACAAAGATATGAACTTGGAGATACCAAATATCAATCTACAGATATCAGCAACTAAGATAAGCAAGCTAACAGTAGGCAGCGAAAATACAATCATACACGATCAAGATTTAAGCCTAGATTACATCGATAAGGTCGATCTAATTAACGATACTGATATGATTGCTATACGTGTTCCGTACACATATAAGTGGCTGCAAAAAGATATGTTAGCGCTTGCCGTACCAAATGCACCGTATGAATTTAATCGTGATCTTGTATTCATTTGTATGGAATATACTGTAAAGAAAAACAAGGGTAAGATTGTCGAAGATGTTGTTCAACGGTCGTTTCAACCGGGTACAGTAATTACAAAAGAAGATGACGTATTTATTGTCGATCATGGCGATAAAGAGCCACGACGATATAAGGACAAAGAGATCAATTCTATCTATAAAATTACACAAGTGGTAATACCGAATAATTTTTCATAACACTATCAGCTAGTCTATTTCAGAGCACCGGTCAAATAATTGTTGACTTTCAATACAGCATGAAATATGCTTGAAATGTTGTCTACACAACGGTATGACCAGTGCTGTATCTTGCCAAAATCATATCAGAGATGAATTGCAGATTTGCAATTTATTTGGGAGAAAACCTTGATTTGTGTAGTTGAAGCGTATAATTATTCGGTTTTCAAGACCGGTGCTTTCAACCACTCAGCCACCCCTCCTAAATTCTCTAAACCGTTGCTAGATAACGATTATAGGAGAAATATAAATTATGCCATTACTATCGATTTGCCAAAAAAATAGCTATTTTTGCCAATTCTGTACCACGTTAAAAAGACCGGTGTACTTAATTGCCAAAGGCAAAATGGTATCGACAAATTACTGCACCGGACTTGTTTTGTCCACATGAATATTTATTCGTTCAAACTATTGATACGGTTAATATTGCAGAAGATGACAATTTATGTTTTACTTGACCAATAAACAGCGGAGTTAAAAACATGAACTTAATAAATGAAACCTCACACTCGAGGACTTACCAAAAAAACGACCTCATAATCAAATATGAATTCAACGGACAACGTGCACGTTGGGACGATATTATGGGCGTTGAAAAGAAGAAACAAAAGCCTGCAAATATATCAGAAGAAGATTTTTTGACAAAACTTTTCGATGATTTATCTGAAGTGCAACAAGATCAATTCTTCTATTATCTAACTCAAGATTTTATGACTATGAGGAGAGAAGAAAAATTATCGGCACGTACGTATGAAGAAGATAGTGTATTACTGAAAAACTGTAACGAGTATTTTGGGCACATAAAAAACTACAATAATTTAGAGTTTGATGACGTCCATAACATACTGAAGAAGATCGAGGAAGAACGCGGAGTCGACAAACGAAATCGTGTAAAGAAGAAAATGCAGCAGCTTCTTGATTTTGCACTTACAAAGAAGCAATACAACGTACGGCACAATCCATTGAAGGCACACCCTTCCACCAAGCCAGTGCCGAAGGCCGAGAAGCAGGAAGTAGGTTATTTTGAACTAGAACTACCTGCGGGTGTAAACAACCTCCACCACCCCATAAAACGCCTTATAAGAGAAGCAGACAATCCAACAGACAGACTGCTTATCATTTTGCTTGCATATACTGGGGCACGTATTAATGAGATACGACAGCTTACGTGGGACGATATCGTGCAGCCACGAAATGAACACGCGCACTTAAAAATTAAAAATAGTAAGATCAAGCCTTCTGATGTAGGACGTAAAGATGAATATCGAAAGATAGACCTCAACGATAATTTTCTTGCAGAATTACTATTGCAAAAGAAAAGACTGCTTGGCGATAAAGAAATGACTTACAAAGAGAAAGTGCATAGTGAAACGCGGAAGGCAGATAAAAGCGAGGAGAATAGGTGGCGCTGGATTTTACAGACTCCACAAGGCTATAGCTTCTCTGATCGTGGTATACGGAATAGATATCTGAAGTTATGGGCAAAGGTATATGATAAATATCATAACGACGAACAATACCCTTTTAATTACCCAAGAAACCCAAAAGGATATGGCTTCCATGCTTTCCGTAGATTTTATGTATGTAATTTTAGACACCGGCTTGGCGATCAATTTACAAAGGTAAAAGAGGAACAGCTACAGCAGTTTATTGGACACACGATTGGATCGCAGGTAACGGCTTCTGTATACACTAAATTTGACCAAGATCAGTTAGTGAAGAAGCGCGTTAATACAGAAATTGATCCAGGATTTATCTAATCAAGATCGGGGTGGAATACTCTATCGAGTATTTGCCAATTTGGGATACCGGCGATGATTGGTATTGAATATTCTAATTCTACATCTTTCCATATCAACACGCCGTCCCCCATAGATGTAATATTATATTGCTGCACGCTAGACTTATTACCCTCGCCACTTGTAACTGTTCTTGTGCCACTAGCTGTTGGAACAGCAATAAACTTATCGCCTGCTTTCACTTTCAACATACATAATCGTGTATCAGAAGCAGGGTGGACTTCCTTTTTATCTACCCAGCGTCCAGGGACAATCCTAGCTACCCATATTGCATTGTGCCGCCAATAAAATTTATTACTATTAGCGAAAACAAAACCAACTGTATCGGGTGGAAAGTAAAGATTTTTGACGCGTAATTTTCTCTCTTTTGACAATGTATCATAATCGATAATATTCCAGCCGTCTTGCACTTCGCCTTTTATTGGTATCACACAATCAAATGTATTCAACTCCTCTAATGGAAATACCTCGCCCGTTAAATCTTCCATAAAAGAACACAATTCAACTTTCTTAGCAGTTGGCATATAACGTTTACCAGTAATCCAATTACTGACGATAGAGGGATCGACGTCCAATGCTTTTGCAATATCAATTTGTTTTATATTTGAGTGACTAATTAAATCGGCCAACCTTTGACCGACACCGTTAAATAGTATTTCTTGATCCATTTTTTTCTCCATAGTTTTCGACTCCGCGAAGTACATATTATGAAATTGACATTATTGTTCAATAAAGTTGGACAACTTATCCACAGAAACGAAAACATTTTGTAGACAACAAAATCATATTGTGAATAATTATTCGTATTCACACCAATACGAAATTATCCTATTTACAGTAAGGATAATGATGAAACTCGCGGAATACCTATACAAAAACCAAATACGTCCCACTACGTTCGCACATAGACTGGGCGTAACACGACAAACCCTATATAACTATTTAGCCGATCCCGATACAGACGCTTTTCGCATACCACGTCGGGAAGTCATGGCAAAAATTGTCAAATATACCAACTGGCAAGTTACTCCAAATGACATGTATCATCTATCAAAAGAAAAATTAAGGGAGATAAAATGAAAAATTTAGCAGGAATACAGAAGTGGGTAGATTTGAAAAAAGGTTTTGAGCCAAACGTATCTGCTTCGAAACTGTCCCTATTTAAGAATGATCTACCCATGTTTATATGCAAGTATGGCTTCGGTAAAAAGCAGCAGGCGTCGCCAAGCATGAATAGAGGTATAATTGTTGAGGACGCCGTCGCAGCAATCTTATTAGAAAAGTTAGACGTCGAAGCGGCCATAGAACGCGCCATAAATAGATTTAATCAACTCTATATAATACCCGATGACAGAGTAATAAAAGAAGCAACAAATATACCGCCTATGATTAGGCATAGCTACGAAGCCTTGAAAGATTATGGCAAGCCGGAGTTTCAAGAGGACGGCAAGCAGGAGAAAATACAATTTGATTTCATCGATACTAAGAATGATTGGTCAATACCAGTAGTCGGATTTCTTGATCTCGTTTTTCCGGAGAGCGGTCAAATCGTCGATCTAAAAACAACAGCAGCTATGCCAAGCACTATGAGCGCAGACCATCAGTTACAACGCGCCATATATCAAAAGGCAAAATCTAATTACACCGTCAAATTCCTCTACGTTACAAAATCTAAATTTGATTTTAAGGAGGACGGCGATCCGGATCACATCATGGAAGAAGCACGATTGACAATCAATCGACTTGATAAATTTTGCGACACCATGACACCGGATCAAGCGCGGCAGTGTATACCAATCCAAAATAATTTCTATTGGGTGGGAGAAGATCACATGAAGAAGTTTTATAACCAAGAAGGAGAAAACAATGAACTTTGAAATCAATCTTAATGAAAGCAACGGTGGCGATAGTCTTATTGAAGGCTGGCTACAATATACAGCAATAGGTACACGCGACGGTCAAGTGCCAGCGCAATCATTCTACGTCAATCAAGACGGCGAAAAGAAAGTGTGCGCGACCATAAAAAAGACTGGCGTCATTATGGATATCTATGAAATGCGATCCGGCTGGCAGCGCTTCGCAGACGGAAGCAGCGAGTGGGCATGGAATCCCAACCTCGTTACGTGGATCGCAAAACCTGGCGACGACTGGAAGAAAGGTATCGAAATACCATGCTGCATAAATGAGAAGCTATATATGTGGCGTCAAAGTGGTACAGCAGTCATAGAAGGCATGCGCAGTATACAGCAGGCATTAAACGGTAAAGCGGACGGTAAATTACCGGTGGTAAAAATGACTGGTGCTACCGAGTTAAAATTCAAGAAAGGTACGAGCACATTTGCACCTCAGTTTGAGGTCGTAGAATTTGTGGATCGTCCATTCGTTCTCGAAGCCAAACAAGCCGGCGTGCCACAAGTGGAGATAAGCGCAGAAGATAGCGATATGGAAGTGGCCGAGTTTTAAGAAAAAGTGATAGCCGTATTATACACCCATTCTCCCGGCGGCTATCACGCTCTCTCTTTGGTGCAACATGGAAATCAACGAAGAACATATCAGAAAACATTTGCAGGTTTTGACAAGTAGGTGGACAGAACTTGATACTGAAGCATACTTCGAGATACGTTGTATCAAAGAGAGAGAAAACGATACACTTAATAAAAGACAGAAATACACACCCGATCAAATAGACAGCGCCGTTGAATTTGCCACTAAATATAACAAAGACGATTATAACGCTTATGTTACGGTCAATCCTAGTAGGACAAAAAATGGCGCAACAAAAGATGATGACGTAATCGCGTCATTCTTTTGCTTTTGCGACTGCGATACGGTCGAGAGCGTCGATATATTAGGTAAGTTTTTAAAGAATGAAAAACTACATAGCTTCGCCGTATACACGGGCATGCAGCCAAAACGCGGACACGTCTACTTCGGTATCGACAAGCCATTATATGATATGGACGCGTGGAGAGAGTTACAAAGGGGCGTGGCGCAAAAGCTACATAGCGACATATCAGTATGTAATCCCAGCAGGATTTTACGACTGGCCGGCACGCTAAATATACCGACAGCTACGAAATTAAAAAAGGGACGTATTCGTGAGGAAACAGTTCTAAGAGTATACGGTAATAACTCGCAGACGTTAAATACTCTGACAAAAAAGTTTCCTTATGAATACGCCAAGCCATTTAAGTTGGTGTTTGGCAGCAATAAGCAACGCCTAGATATTACCGATACAATCAATAGAATAAAAGCGGGCGACAACTGGCATACAAATATGATAAGTGCCGTCGCTTCCTTAGTAAGTCGTGGTATGAGTGATATGGAAATACAAGCCATGTTGCAAGATATCACGCTTGCAGGATATTCGAGCGCGCAAACACACGACGAAGTGCAGGTCGCAATCAATACCGCTAGAAACAAGGGATTTGGAGATAACGCCACAATTATCCATGATCGCAACATACCTCGCAAGGTGGCGCAATCATCGACCAGTGATGAAAAGACTTTCCCTAGTTTACCTTTTCAACGCTGGAAGAAACTAAATCCCTTGTCCTTACCTCCGACGATCTTCGTTTATGGCCGACATTATATAAAGAAATTCTTTTCGGTTACGGCGAGTCCCGGTGGTATAGGAAAATCTGCGCTATCGCTGGTCGAAGCAGTGAGTATGGCAAGCGGCATTAGTCTACTCGGCGAATACGTTGAGAAATCAAACGTTGCATATTACAACGCCGAAGATCCACTCGATCAAATATTAAAACGCGTATATGCAATCCAGCAACATTACAAGCTAACTGACGAACAATTACATGATCTACATATATTATCGGGCAGGGACGCGCCTATCGATATTATGATCGGAGATAGCGGCGTTATAAATAGACTTGATTACGATAGATTAGAGCACGCGATAGACGAGCACAAATTAGACGTGGTTATACTCGATCCACTTGCCAATATACATACCGCCAGCGAAACGGTCGAAAACTTTGCAAAAATAGGGCGCGAGTTTTCGATGTTAGCCGATAAACATAACTGCGCAATAGAATTAGTACATCATACCCGCAAGCTACAAAAAGCTATGGAAGTATCGATCGATGACGCGAGAGGGGGCGGCAGTCTTATCGCTGCTGCACGTTCGGCGCGTATCCTCAATCGCTGCACAAAAGAAGAAGGCGAAAGTCTTGGCGTCGAGCACATCGACTATTTTAAGATCGAAAGCGGTACGAAAAACAACCTAGCGCGTCCGCTGGAGAAAATACAGTGGTATAAGAAAACATCTTATCATATAGCGGAGATAGGAGATAAAGGCGAAGAAATAGTCGTCGTCGAAAAATATATACCGCCAGCGACGTTTGAAGGCTTTAGCGACGATAAAATTCATAAGCTATACGACGCGATCAAAAATACACATTACTACTTATACGAGTCGGCCAGTGCCACAACGACCGATACGAAAATGAGTATACATAGCTTCATAGCAGAAAAAATAGAACTCGATATAACCGATAAGGCTAACTTCTTTAAGGTAAAAAAGATGATCAATACGTGGTTAGAGCAGGGCGTATTAAAAAAGAAAAAAATCGATAAAAGTAAAAGCGATCCAGCCAGCCGAAAAACTGGCGTCGTAAATATTGTTGTTGCAGGCGATGTTGTGCCAGCAGTTGCGCTCTAGCGCACGTCTAAAAAAATAGGGGTGCGCAGGTGCGCAAAAATGAAATGAAAGGAAGGAAAAAAATGCTTGAATACGTTGATGAGAGCCATAATTGGCAAAATCAATCAAAGGTGCGCAAAATATTATCCCAAAAATGCGCACTAAATCGCCCTAAAAACCATAGTGAGAGCCACATATCGCAAATTAGACGTGAACTGCGCCCCCGACAGTATATCTATATATACTGCCGGAGGGGTGGTGCGCAGTCTAAAGATATCAGTGCGCAAGGAGTTTTAAAATGACAATGAGTTTGAATGATTTTTTTAATCGTAATTCTCCATACATCGGAGTGGCTGCTTATAAAACACAAATGTTTTGGCACGTAATAGAAGATTACTTACAGTGTCAAGAAGAATTGGATCGTCAATACGGTCATGGCAAGCTGCAAGAATTAGTCGATGATGATATGGCAAAAAGGTTTCATATCGCGCTGGGTAAATTTAAATATTGTATTCAAACGTCCGGCGAAGATAAGGAGTCGATAGAAATGTTGCAAAAGCGATCCGAGATATGTAAGCGCGGTTTAAACGCTATGGCCGAATATGTGAAAACTAATGATTTAGTGCCGAAGCCGGATATATGGATCGTCGACGGTAAATTACCGCCAACGCGTTATGGCATTGTTAAAGATTGCAAAGAATTAGATAGCGCTAAAAGAGTATATAAAAATCTTACGGCTGTTTACTGCTTACCGGAGATAGCCGTAATACTCGAAGATTATGAAAAGGTAAAAGTTGAAGTCGAAAAAAAATTCGATAATACGCCTAAAATAATCGAAGTTAATCAACCCGAAAATGAAGGAGAAAATTTCTATGACGATGACGTCCCATTCTAAAAAACCGAGCACAATATTAAAACAAGCCGACAATCTATTAAGTTTACGCGGTCGAGAATATGGATCATATATAGATTTATTTGATCGTATGTCGGAGCGTTTTACTCAGTCGCATGGGGAAAAACATACGCCTTATCAGTGCGCCATGCTTATGGTCGAATTGAAGTTAGCACGCTTAGATTTAAATAAATATGACGAAGATAGTCTTATAGACGCTATCAACTATTTAGCGCTTGCCGGAGCACTTGCCACTGATAAAGCCGAGAAAACAGTAGGCGATATAGATTGGAAGGATTTACTGAATAAGCCGCCACAAAAATGAGTAAATCAAAAATACGAAGTGATCTCGGTACTAACGAGCGCGTAGCAGGCGAAGATTATCGCGATGAAGCCACGGGCCTTACGGCTGGCAGTCAATTACGCCGGCGTATCTTATCACAAAGTTTAATAGATCGTTATTACCAGCGCGGATATATCAATAGTAAACAATACAATACGGCGCAGTATTTATTGACTATGTATAGTAAAGGCGCGAAAAGTAATTCTATGAAATACGACGTGCGCGTAGACGGTGGCGGTAATTCGACGGAAAGTATCAATATCGGCTTCAGTGAGTTTATGCGAATGACGCGTAAATTACCTAGTGATCTATTTCGCGTAATACAGTTTGTAGTTATAGAAGGTGGTACATGTACGAGTTTAGATGAAAAAGATTATAATAGTAGGCGCGTTTCAATGAAGCTATTAAAACGCGCCTTAGATAGCCTAGCGGACTATTTCGGAATTTCGTGAGTTATTTCGTCGGGGTTTTCAATACATTCGATATTTTCGTATTCACGATAAATTGTTTTATAATCATCAATTATTTCGTTTTCTAATTTATGTCTTGCTTCATCGTAATTATCGGCTTCAATATAGTATTGATTAACTATTACATCAGTTCTATTGAATACAAATTGTTTACTCATTTTATTTCTCCTTCCATGAGTTTTTCGTTTTCTGCTTCGCAATCCGAGCAGACATAACCTTCTACTTCATCACTATAATATTCATATCTATTTATGTATTTTCCTGATCCTATACTGCAATCATTTCCACAATGGCAACATATTTCAAGATCAAATAATTGTTTTATCATTACATTACTCCCTATCAAATAGTTTAAAAATTAACATGGCTGCCATTAAAGGCAATAAAACTTCGAGCATTTTAAAACCCTCCGTCGATCTTTTCTTTTAATATTGCCACTGCTTCTTTTTTGGTATAGTCCATGAATTTATGGTGGAAATATTTATCGTTGCTATCGTGCATGCAAGTTGCAACGAGCACGCCGTTTATTTTCTTATCTAAAAAAATATCATAACCTTTATATCGTATAGGCCGATATGATTTAACAGTTGAATAAAACATATTAGATACTCCCATTTATTACGTTACGATCATCAATTCTTTTAAGCCAAGTTTCATACCAGCAACGCGCGTCATCGCGTAATTGATAAACAGTATTGACCGGCTTATCGTATCGTAATTGACCGATAATTTGATTATCTCGATAGCAGATAAATCTTTTCGGCTTAGTCGTTTCTAAAAATATTACGTCATTATCATTTTGATATAGTTTCATTTTATTACTCCGCGTTTTTAGTTATCAAAATAGAATAAAATTTATAATAAACTTTATTCAATAAAACGCCGTAATATACGGCGCTTAGTAGAATAAAATTATGTAAATAGATTGCCTTGCTTTTCTAATTCCGCTTGGCGCTCGTCCCATGTATTTCTTAAATATTTAAATTCAATATCAGTAAATTCATAAAAACTATCAATTTCATCTTCTTCGAATTTATTAGCAAGATAGCGCAATATATAGACACTTAACATGCCGTTTTTATCGCGCAGGGCGTCATCTATAGTATAGTATGATCGGAAGCCGTAATAAGACTTAGTAGCTTCGGCAAGATAATCTAAAAATTCATTATCTTTTCTAAAATGATTAATTAGTTTATCGTGCTCGGCTGGCGTAATCTCGCATATAATAGAGTCAGTTTCGAAATTATATTCGCGCGGCGACCATAAATTAAGATTTTTAAAGTTAATTTTTAAGTCGTATTCAAAATCTAAATAATCTTCGAATAGCCTACAATAATGATTTATATAATAATTATAAGTTATTTTGTAATCAACTTCGTACTCGCAATCATCATAAACGAGCCAGTCATCATCGCACGTTAAGGCTTCAATTTGGCGTTCTATTACGTCATCGTGTATTGAGTGATAGAAGCCGCCGAAGTCAATTTGTGTTTTAATATTTTGCATAATATTCTCCATGTTTATATTTATTGCCTAGCCGGCGTTTCAATTCGATCTCGGCAGCGCATAGCCGTTGATCATCTTCGAGCGTGTTAAGTACACTTAGCGACGATAAGGCTTTTATCATATTTTTAAGCGCCCTTGTTGGCTGGCTTCTTACGAAGTTTAATTGTTTATCCATCTTTATTTCTCCTCGTTTTTAAAAACTTTAATTTGATATAAATTTGTATCGAAGTCATTATCATCATACGCCGGTATTACATATTCGAAATTAGCGGTAATATGAAATTGGTCGTTATCATATTCTCTATAAGTATCTAAAAAATAATTTAACGCCCCTTCGCCGTCGCATGCTTCCTCGTAACAAATTTTAATTGGCTTTTTATTTGTATTCATTTTGTTTTCTCCGCTAGTTTATTAATAATAATCAATTTCTTTTTTCGCGTTTTCTATACACGCGCCGACGTCATACATAGATATTAAGTCGTATTCTTCTACGTCATTATTACCGTTTAATATCTCGTACGCGTACGAGCCTTTACAGTGATAAATATCTAATTCAGTAGTATCAAAATTAAAATCATCGTTTAACACTTCCGGATAGTCCGGCGCTTGTTTATAGATGTTTATCGTATAGCCTTTATATTTAATAGAGTGAACAAGGTCGCTTGCTGGTAATATATTCATTTTGTTTTCTCCGCTAGTTTAAAAACATTAATAATGACGTTACCGCCGCGAGCCAAGCCGCGATGATAACGCCGGTTAAAAATAAAGTTATTTTGATCTTAAGCATGATAAACGCCTACCGCGCCGCCGCTCGTTTCAAAATGAGTTAATTCAATATTTAGATCACGCTCGAATACTTCGTAATCAAAATATACGCCGGCACTGCTATTGATAAATTCGCCGTAATATCTTTCTGCGTAATCTTCTACTAAACTATCCCAATCTTTATATATTGAAACGTCATCGACCGCGCCGGCTAGTTCGCAA